AAAAGTAATTGTAATAAATAATAAACAATACCCAGTATAGAAAGGGAGACAAAAATGTATCTAGCTGAGGAAATCCAAAAGAAATGGGCACCGATTCTCGATCATGAGGCACTCGGTTCCATTAAAGACGCGACTCGTCGCTCAACAACTGCAGTAGTTCTCGAGAACACAGAACGTGCTCTCCGCGAATCAGCTGCTCATGGTTCATATCAAACTCTGACAGAAACAGGTTTGGAGCCAATGGCACTTAACGCTATGGGTGGTTCTTCATCCACAGCTGGCGCTGGCGGTATCGACACATTCGATCCCGTGTTGATCTCACTCGTTCGTCGTGCAATGCCTAACCTCATTGCTTATGACATCTGCGGCGTGCAGCCAATGACAGGTCCTACAGGCTTGATCTTCGCAATGCGCAGCAAGTACAACAACCAAGGTAACGGCACTTCAAATACATCTTTCGGTGGCAACAACACCAACGAAACATTCTATAACGAAGTGAACACAGCGTTCTCAACAATCGCTGCTAACGTTACAACAAACTCAGTTGGTATCGGTCAGACAAACAACTCTGTGACTGCTACATTCACTGGCACAATTCCTGGCGCTACAAACACCACACCTTTGACAGCTGTTACACAGTATGACACTGGTACAGGTATGTCAACGGCTACAGCCGAAGCTTTGGGCGCTACCTATTATGCTAACGGCGCTGCTGGTCCTGGCGACTTCGCTCAGATGGCTTTCTCAATCGAGAAGGTTACAGTGACTGCTAAGACACGTGCTCTCAAGGCAGAATACACAATGGAATTGGCACAAGACTTGAAGGCAATTCATGGTCTTGACGCTGAGACAGAATTGGCTAACATCTTGTCAGCTGAAATTCTCGCCGAAATCAACCGCGAAGTTGTTCGTACAATCAACATCACTGCCGTTCCTGGCGCACAAGACAACGTCACAACTGCTGGCGTGTTCGATCTTGATACTGATTCCAATGGTCGTTGGTCAGTTGAAAAGTTCAAAGGTCTTATGTTCCAGCTCGAGCGCGAAGCGAACCAAATCGCTAAGCAAACCCGTAGAGGGAAAGGCAATATTCTGATCTGCTCTTCAGATGTTGCATCCGCTCTTCAAATGGCTGGCGTTCTCGACTATACACCTGCTCTCAACAGCAACAACTTGCAAGTTGACGATACAGGCAACACCTTCGCTGGTGTGTTGAATGGTCGCCTCCGTGTTTACATCGACCCATATGCAGTCGGTGGTAACTACCTCACAGTTGGCTACAAAGGCTCTTCTGCTTTTGACGCTGGCTTGTTCTACTGCCCATACGTTCCTCTCCAGATGGTTCGTGCAGTCGACCAACAGTCCTTCCAGCCAAAAATCGGCTTTAAGACTCGTTACGGTATGGTTGCTAACCCATTTGCTGAAGGCACAAACACTGGCTATGGCGAGTTGGTATTGAACACCAACAAGTACTATCGTCGTGTTATCGTCAATAACTTGATGTGAGATTATAAGATCCGAGATAATCGGACTCGACTTAATGGGGGGCTTCGGCTCCCCATTTTTTATGCTTGACTTTTCTCTATCACGCGAGTATAATCATTTATGTCGGCATGATAATAAATAGTAGTAACAATGGAGAAACAAATGACTGCTATTGATGACACACCGAGTAATCGTAATTTCCTCAGTCCATTAAACTTTCAGTTCTCAATTAAGAGAGCTCCCAATGTTAACTTCTTTTTACAAAAGGTTAACATCCCATCAATACGTTTACCAGCTATCGAAATTCCAACTCAGTTTGTTCCTATTCCGACTCAGTTCACGCATATGGAATACGGAGAGTTTTCTATCACATTTAAAGTTGATGAGGATTTTCAAAACTATCTCGAAATTCATAACTGGATAAGAGCATTAGGTTTTCCAAAAAGCTACAGCGAACGTGCAGCTATCGATGCTATTCCTGGATATACAGGATACGGAGATGCATCTGATATTTCGATTATTGCTCTTAACTCCGCCAAGAATCCAAACTTCGAAATAACATTTACAGATGCATTCCCTACTTACCTTGGAGATGTTGTTTTTGATTCAACACTTGACGATGTTCAGTATATTACCTGTGATGCCACCTTCAAATATACTTTGTATGAATTGAATTCAATTACTTGACTTTTCTATAGAATCGTAGTATAGTATATGTTGTTATTGTGGAGATACTATGAAACTAGAAGCTATCTACGAAGAGTGGAAGAAAGATTCAGAAATAGATAAAACAGAGCTCGGGGATGAGTCGATCAAAATCCCTAAGCTTCATCACAAATACTTTCAGGTCTACTCTTCAGAAAAGTTACTGCTAAAGAAATATGAAGCGGAGATGCGTCAGTTGAAGCTGGCGAAGTACGAATTTTATACTATGGGTCCAAACGAAGATACACCTAAAGATTGGACATTACCGCCACGCGGAATGATACTTAAAGGAGATATACCTATGTATCTCGAGGGAGACAAAGAAATTATCGAAATGTCTCTTAAGATTGGATTACAGCAAGAGAAGGTAGAACTGCTCGAGTCAATTATTAAAAGTCTAAGTAATCGTGGATTTCAGATTAAAGCGGCAATTGATTGGTTTAAGTTCACTATGGGAGCATAATGGATATTATAGGCATCGAAAAAATCGATGAAACATACAATAAGATAATCGCTGATCCTTCCATTATTATGGAGATGAGCGAACATTTCACGTTTGATGTTCCAGGCGCAAAGTTTATGCCCGCCTACAGAAACAAGTTTTGGGATGGTAAGATACGCTTGCTCAATCCTATGACTTGCACAATATATGCTGGTCTTAATAAGTATATTGAAGAGTTTTCTGAGAAACGTGGATATGAGATTGAATATAAGTCAGACTTTTCTGCTGAAGAGTTTTCTCTTAAAGAAGCAAATGAATTCATCAGCAGTTTAAATATTCCCAGCAAATTTGAGCGTAGAGATTATCAAGACAGCGCATTTACATATGCTGTTCGTAATAGACGCGCTCTTATGTTATCACCAACTGCATCAGGCAAATCGTATATAATTTACTTACTTGTGAGGTACTATGAAGAATATCTTAGGGACAATAACTTCCGCGCTCTTATTATTGTGCCAACTACTTCTTTGGTGCATCAGCTTGCCACTGATTTTATTGACTATGGTTATAGTGATTCCAGCAACATTCATAGAGTATTTGCAGGACAAGATAAGAAAACAGATCATCCTATTGTCATATCGACATGGCAATCGATTTTCAAACTGGACAAAAAGTATTTTGACTCGTTTAGCGTTGTGATCGGCGATGAAGCGCATCTTTTCAAAGCAAAATCTCTTACTAGCATTATGTCTAAGCTTTCTAACTGTCGGTATCGTTTTGGGTTTACTGGAACTCTCGACGATACTCAAACTCATAGACTTGTTCTGGAAGGTCTTTTTGGGTCTGTTAGAAAGGTTATTAGCACAGCTGAATTGATTGAACAAAAATATCTAGCACAGTTCCTTATCAAATGTATTGTTCTTAGATATTCAGATACCGATCGTCAGCTTGTTACAAAAATGGATTATCAGGCTGAAATGGATTGGCTTGTTCGTAACGAATCTCGAAATCGTTTCATAAAAAACTTGACTTTATCGCTAAAAGGTAATACACTATTATTGTTTCAATATGTCGAAAAGCATGGTAAAGTATTATATGAAATGCTGAAAGACGAAGGTATACCTGTTCATTTTGTTCATGGAGGAGTTGATGGCGAAGATCGTGAAGAAATACGTAGAATCGTGGAGCAGTCACCATCCAGTATTATCGTCGCTTCTTACGGGACTTTTTCTACAGGAGTTAACATTCGTAATTTGCATAACATTATATTTGCTAGTCCTTCAAAATCTAAAATAAGAAACTTACAGTCTATTGGTCGTGGCTTGCGTAAGTCAGAAAGCAAAGATACTGCAACACTTTATGATATTAGTGATGATCTAGTTTGGAAGTCAAAAAAGAATTTTACCATCCAGCATTTTGCTGAGCGTGTGAAAATATACAATGAAGAGAAATTTGATTATAAGATTTACAAAGTTAATTTAAAGGTATAATGATGGATAAACCAAAAAGAAAAGTGCATTACGTAAATAATAAAGATCTTTACGCTGCGATGGTTACGTATAAAGAAAAGATGAAAAAGGCACAAGACGAGGGGCGAACACTACCAAAAGTTCCTGATTATGTTGGTATGTGTTTTTTAAAGATTTGCAACAAGTTAGCAACAAAACCAAACTTTGCAGGTTACTCTTATCGAGATGAAATGATTGCTGATGGTATAGAGAATTGCGTATCAGCTGCTCATTCTTTCGATCCATCTAAGTCAAACAATCCTTTTGCTTACTTTACTCAGATTGCTTGGAATGCTTTTATCAGAAGAATTGCTAAAGAGAAGAAACAGTCATATATTAAGCATAAGAATTTCATTCATAGCAATCTGATGGATGGTCTTAATGAAGAAGTTAATATTACAGGAACTCCTATCCACAACGAATACTCTGATGAGATCATAAAAAACTTTGAAGAGAAGTTGACTAAAGTGGCAAAAAAGGGTAAGATAGGTCTTGAAAAATTCGTAGAGGATGACATTGAAGATAGCTCTGATAACTGATACACACTGGGGCGTGCGTAATGATCACGTCGCCTTTCTTGATAACAGCAAAAAGTTCTTAGACGAACTTTTCTTTCCTTATTTGGTAGAACATGAAATTAGTCATATTACTCATCTTGGCGATATCGTTGATCGGCGTAAGTATATTAACTTTAACACTGCTTTACGTCTTAGAGAAGATTTTCTCGATCCCTTGCTTAAACGAAACATCAGTCTTCATATCATTGCTGGTAATCATGACACTTACTTTAAAAATACTAACAGGGTTAATGCACTCCACGAGCTTATTGAAGGAAAGTACTCAAACGTCACCACCTTCATTGAACCAACAGTCGTCCAATTAGGCGACTTAGATATTCTCTACTTACCATGGATATGCGATGAAAACAGAAAACAAACTATGGAACTCATTCGAAATGCGAGCACTCAGATTGCGATGGGTCATCTTGAGCTCGCTGGCTTTGAAATGTATCGTGGATCTATGGTCAGCCATGGAGATAATGTTCGTGACTTTGAGAAATTTGATATGGTTATGTCTGGTCATTATCATCATCGTTCCTCCGATGGGCATATATTTTATTTGGGTAGTCATGCTGAATTTACTTGGTCTGACTACGACGATCAAAAAGGGTTCCACATCTTCGACACCAAAACAAGACAGTTGACTTTTATCAAAAATCCATATAGAATGTTCAATAAGGTTTGGTATAACGACGCCGATTCGAATCCTGAAGATATTGATGTAAAAGATTACGCAGGTCAGTTTCTAAAAGTTATTGTTACATCTAAGAACGACCCGTATCGTTTTGATCGATTCATTGATCAACTTCAAAAAGTTGCGCTTGATATTCAGATCGTTGAAGACCATCTGAATATGAATATGGAAGATGATACTGACATTGTAAGAGAAGCAGAATCGACTATTGATATCTTCAAACATCACATAGAGCAAATAAATATTCAGAACTTGGATAAGGTTCGTTTACAGAATACAATCGTTGAATTGTATCAAGAGGCTCTTACAATAGAATGAGGTATTAAAAATTGATTCGTATTAGCGTAATCAAAGATATAGAAGATCCAAAAAATGAGGGTCGTGCTTTTTGTGTTGAGCGCGAAGACGGAAAAGTTATTGGATGCAAAGGAATAATAGTTGACGGACCACTAAATGTAAAGTATAATATAGATAGTAGGTTTGCAAACTTTAGAATTGTTTGGGCTACTACAGAAAGTAATATTCATTTACTACAAAACGATTTTTTGAAAAACCTCAAACCAATGAAAAAAATTATACACATCAACAAAAATATCATTCAACAGAATGCAAAGAACGGCAAAGATGAACCAGTTTGCCGAGTAGAAGAAAATGGTAAAATTAGATATTGTATGGAAGTTAATATAAAAGGACCATCACGTATGGTCTATAGTCCAAATAAACCACGCAAATGTGGTGCAAAACTTTGGATTGAAACTGATGCTGATATTGAATTGATAGGTGAGAAAGTTTGATTTTATTTAAGAAGTTGCGTTGGAAGAATTTCCTATCAACTGGAAATATCTTTACAGAAATAGATCTCAACAAACATAACACTACACTTATTGTCGGCGAAAATGGAGCTGGTAAATCAACTATGCTCGATGCGCTGACATTTGCGTTGTTCGGTAAACCATTCCGCAGTATTAAGAAAGGTCAATTGATCAACACTATTACTCAAAAAGGTATGCGTGTAGAAGTTGAGTTTGATATTGGTGTCAACAGATATAAGATTGTTCGTGGTCTTAAACCAGTTACGTTTGAAGTATATCAAAACGATGAGATGCTTAATCAGTCAGCTGAGATGCGAGACTATCAAGAACATCTTGAACGTAACATCCTCAAACTAAACTTCAAGTCATTCTGTCAGGTTGTTGTTCTCGGTTCTGCCTCGTTTGTTCCATTTATGCAACTTCCAGGTGGTCAGCGTAGAGAAGTTATTGAAGACTTGCTTGACCTTCAAATCTTTACAACAATGAATAGTCTATTGAAAGATAAGGTTGCGAACAACAACGAAGCCCTAGATCAAATTGCTAATGATCAGAAAGTTGTTACTGAAAAGATTAAGTTGGTCAAAGAACATCTATTAGAAAAACAAAACGACAACGAAAAGATCGTTGCTGAAAAAGTAAATGTTATTGAAGA